CCACTTAAAAAAAATTATGTTAGAAAAACAAGAATCATATTCAAAAATCGAAGTCCTAGAATCGGGCGTAGTACAACTTCGTAAAACCACGAAAGTACTAGATGATGGTGAAGTCATTTCACAATCTCATCATAGAAGCGTAGTAACGCCATTAGACGATATTACTAGCTTACCACAAAGCGTTCAAGACGTTTGCAACGCTTACTGGACTGACGATATTCGCTCAAACTTTAACTCTGACTCAGAATAATGAACTGGAAAATTAACACACTAGAATACACTAACGACTCTGACAAAGGGGTTGTAACGGCACATTGGGATTGCACCCATACCGAAACTGTTGGCGAAGGCGATGACTCTGTGTCATACAGTTCAAGAAGGTACGGTTCTTGCTCTTTTACCCCTGACGCATCATCTGAAGATTACATCGCTTTTGATGACTTAACCGAAGAAATCGTTCTTGGTTGGGTTAAAGCTGAAGTAGGTGAAGAAGATGTAGAGCAATCATTGACCGACCAAATAGAAGCACAAAAGAATCCTGCGACTTTGAAAGGATTGGCTTGGTAGTTATATTTGGGTATAACCATTAACATAAAGCGAGCACGCACATGAACGAAGAACGACTAAAAGAGTTAGAAGCCTTTAAAGCTAAACTCGAAATACAATTAAACGAAACTGTATTCTTGATTCAAGGGTACAAAAACGCAATGGAAAACGAAGATGTACCAGAACAAGCAGAAGAAGTCTAACGACAATAAAAAGAAAAAGCCAAACGCTCAAAACGGCAGAATGGCTTTTATGAAAAAAACTGGTCGTAGTAAGAAAGGCTAGTTTGTACCCATCTTTGGAAAGTCCTCATAGTAGGGCTTTTCTTTTTTGGTGGCATTAGCGTGTCCATCAATATACCCTTTTATGTATCCTTCCTTAAATGCCTCAGTGGTTGACCTCTCTGAGGTTTCTATTTGCTTCATGCTAGACCCAAATATGAAGCCGATGTAGCCAGTTGTAATAGACAAAGACAAAAGTGTTACAATTTCCATAGGATTAGCCCTCCTCAGAAATTTTTGCTTCCATATCGACTCTCAGGCAAGCGTTCTCGAGCAAAGCCATATCCAAGTATGACTTTACGACCAGACTCGCTCTAAGACGATTTTTGAGGCTCTGACGGCATTTCTTCTTTTTTAGGTGATGAACAGTGGTGTGGTCAGCATAATTTAGTGCATTTCCGATATATTGCTGGGTAAAACCCAATTCGCTCAGGGCAAACACGACAATTTGCTTGGCATCCACGATAAATTGTTTACGTCTCTTAGACATCAAGAGATTTTTAGTGACTCCTGTGTCTTCGCACACTCGGTCAATGATTAGGTTGGTTATGGTCATTTTGTTATTGATTTGTCATTATTTTTTTTACTTTGGGTAAACTTTTAGTTTACCTATTTGATTTATTTTAAAGAGAAATTCGGTAATACCTAATTGTTGTGCGATTGTTTTCATTGTGCAGATTTAAGGGTTTTTGTTGTGCATAATTTTGACAAATAAAAAAAGGGCAACCCACGATTAAGCGAGATGCCCTCTGTTAATGTGTTATCCACAATCTACAGAAGTCGAGATATATAGTCAAGCATTTTTTTAGCCTGTAGGCGATTGTAGCTTCTTCGCCCTGTGAGCCAATCTCTTAGTAGGAGATATTTTTTGGGTAGGTCTTTAGAACGGTAGTATCTGTGTGCATACCAGTGTGGGTCGTTCTGTACCTCACACCAGAACACCATCGCTGATAGTTCGTCTTCGGAGGGCTTACCGTGCCCCTTTGGGGAGAGAAGCTGATAGATTCGTTCCTTGAACTTGTTTGACCACTCCATGCCCATGTAGATGGCAACGTGCTTTGAGAAGTCGACCATTGAGTAGGGACTCTTTTTGACTGCATCCTTAATTTCTTCAAGAGTCATTTTGCCTCTGGTTCAGGCTTCTCTTTTTTGATGGTTTGTATCACACCAATGATGGCTACCATCAATGCTGCAATGGATTCGTACATCTCAGGCTGTACGCTCACACCAATAGCACCAGCTATAGCGGTTACACCTTGATACGTTGAGGGTTCTTTTAATCGGGATTTTAACCAAGTCCAAGTCATAGTTACGGCTCTTTTGTTAATTAAATATACGGTGAAATCAATAATAGGAACGATACGCTCCCTACTCAATACCTTTTTACGTCTAGTTACTTCGGGCATCTTGGTTTGCTTAACGCCCTTTATCTTACCTTGCGGTACGCTACGGTTATCTATGGTAACCGCCTTTATTTTCTTTCGCCCTTGTATTGCCATTTTCCGTCCTCGTCTACTTCGAATTCGTGGTATCTGTCGCCTTTATGGTCACAGTGTATAAACTTCTGCTCTGGGTAGTAACAGATGCGCTTGTAGTCAGATGCTCTAAGCTCTTCCAAGAGTAGCTCCATGTTAGCGCACGTGTAATCTACGGCTCCTAGACCAGTAAATGTATGTTCGCTAGTTCCGCTTCTGCCATGCGACAATTCCCAATCTTTCGAGCGATACCCACTGTTCTGGGATACTTGTATGGGTTGACCTATCCTGTGGCGTATAGGGTTAATTATGGGCTTGTGGTGCTTCTCTATCTTGTCTACTACGTGAATAGGAACACCCACCATCACTCTATCCACTAGAAATTCTTTAATGCTAAAATAATCGTAGTACATACGTATTTTGTTAGTTAAATGATAAAATCTAGGTAGTTACCATCAAAATATCAATACCAATAAAAAACCCCACTGATTAGGTGGGGCTTAAATGGATAAATCTAACTAACCTCAACAAGAGATATATGTAATATAATAAAACTATACCAATAAAAAAAGGGACATTGCTCGCACAAGTCCCCTTCTCAAAATATCATCAAACGACACAACCCCAAGAAAGAGTTATATGTTTAATTATATCAGGATTGTCCTGAAAAAGAATGGGAGCTGTCACACCCTCCATTCATAAGGAATACTAATGAAAATACACTATCAGAATAGTTTCTCTATTATGTAGCGTAGAATCGGGTCTTTATCAAAAGGGCAATGCTGCCTCAACCGCTGCTGCTGGAGCATCGGCATCTTCCCGTTCTGCTACTGTCACGGCTCCTTCGGTGTACACTACACGTCCGTTGCCTAAATATACTTTTGAGTCTCCTGCCTCTCGCTGTTCCTTAGATTGGCTCATTGCAATACTAGCATTGTTCCCAAATCTAGTTTCATCGTTAATGAATACGGTAACGTTGGCGTATGTGCCTTTTTTACCTACTACTAATGAGTCTTTTGGGATTTTTGTTACGTCTATTGAAGCGTTTATAATTGTCGCCATTTTTCTTTGATTAAGTTATAGTTGAAGTTTAAATATAGATGAGTAAATGAATAAAGTCAATAACTAAATTTTTAGTCCTAGGTCTTTGTGGTGCAATAGCTTGATGCGTTCATGTGTGAGCTGTCCTCGCCTGCTCTTCACAACCTTAACGAACACACTCTCATAGGAGTGAACGTCACCATCTCTCCACCCCTTAACCTTGAGGTCACCAAACCCATCCATGAGGATAAGGGACTCAACCATGTTGGGTCGGAACACTGAGGTCATACAATGAGCTACATTCTTGATGACCTGCGCCCATTGAGCGTCCTTGTACTTAGGTTCTAGTTGCCACCCTGAACGGTTATATTCAGAGATAGTAACTTGGCTAGGTACGATAACCAACACGTTGAGTTCTTTGGCTATCTGTTTTAGTATTTTAGTTACATAGTTAATCTCTAAGGTTCTTGAGTCGAATCTGCCCTGGGCGTATACTTCTTGCACGTAGTCAATGACCACGAAGTCTAAACCGCCCTCAATTTTTGCTAAACGGCACAGACGTTTGATTTCGTCTATGTCATCGGTGGTGTCTACGATGCGCACGTTATCGGCATGAGATACCGCTTGTAGTGCTAACTGTGTAGCCGTGTTCACGTCATAATCCTCCATTTGAAACCACAGACCCTGATAGCCTTGTACCGCCAACCTAGAAGCTAGGAACGTTGACCATTGGGTCTTTCCATGCCCTGAATCGGCTAGTATCACGTTTATATCGCCCTTGTGTAGACCTACGTGCTGATAGAGTTGCTCATCTACCTTTGGTTCACCCGTGATTAGCTTCTCCTTCTTGGG